TCCTAAACAACTTAAATTAAAATGTTGGAATTATTTAAAAAATAATAATATGGGTAACAGACATTCTGCTAATGGAAATAAAGAAAACCAATTAGTAGGGTTATTAGGAGAAGTCCTAACAAAACAAGTATTCAACATAGAACATAAATTTTCTTCTGGATTTGATGGAGGATTTGATTTTCTGTATAATAATAAAAAAGTTGATGTTAAAACAATGGGCAGAAATGTATTTATGAAAGATGAATATGTACATCACTTAATAGCATTTCAAGATAAATTTGATTGTGAAATATATATTTTTAATTCTCTTAACAAAAAAAATAATATTTTAGAAATATGTGGGTGGGTAACTAAAGACCAATTATTGCAAAGATCAAAATTTATTAAAAAAGGAACTGAAAGAAAAAGAAATAATGGAACAACATTTTTATTAAAGACAGATGGGTATTTTATAAAAAATAATCAACTAAACAATATAAAAGAATTCATATGAGATTAGGAGACATAGTATTCTACATTACAAAATATACAGGTATTAAATGGCTTGTAGACAAATATCATAACTATATGGGAACTGAATGTAATTGCGACAAAAGACGTAAAGACTGGAATGAAATAAAAATAAAAAGATGGTAAAATTTAATAAATATGATTTCAAAGACTGGGAAACATTTAGGCTTTCAAAAAAATCAACCATTAGTCGTGAAGAATTTAAAATGGTATGTCAGCTCCACGCAACCTATTACGATCATAAATACTACGAACCTTGTACTTGTAATCCCAAACTAATAAACAAATGGATTAAAGAACTTAATATCATTTGGAACAATGGGAATTGAAACAACAAAGAAATTTGAAAAAGTATTAGTAGCTTTCTTGAATATGGATGGATGGAATTTAGAATGGACTGGAGATGGCTTTAAACATTATGATGCTTGTGGATTCACACCTAAAGGAAATCCTTGTGTTATAGAAATGAAATTTAGAAACAAATACTATGAAGAAAAAATGTTAGAAAAATATAAATATGATGCTTTAATGAAAATGGATAAAGATGTAGTAAAACTTTATTTCGTAAGTGACCCTAAAGGAAATTATCTATACTGGTTAAACGCATTAGAACTTCCACAACCTAAAGATATGTACTGTCCTGATACTACACTATGGACTAAAAAAAGATTACTCAAACCTGTTTACTTACTTAAAGAAAACCAAGCCACAAGAATTAATTTAAATTAGTTTATTAAACAATTTGTTTATATCGTTTAATTGTTTATTTTTATTAAATGATATTGTTAATAGATGCAGACAGCTTAATCTTCGCAAGTTGTTACAGAACAAGAGATGAAGAAAACCAAGACCCTTACTATAGAGACATAGAAGATGCTATTGCAAAGTTTGATGAACAGTTTATGAAGATTGTAAATGATCTGGAAGAACAATACGAAATAGATAAAGTCATTACATTTAATGGAAGCAAAGGGAACTTTAGAAAAATACTAACACCAGTATATAAAGCAAACAGAAAAAAACAAGAGTTACCTCCATTACTACACGATATGCATCAATATGTTAAAGATACATACGACAGTAAATTTGTATATGGATTAGAAACTGATGACCTTGTAGCTAAATACTGGCAAACACTATCAAATGAATTTGGGAGGGATAATGTAATGATTGTAAGCATAGACAAGGACTATAAACAATTTCCCTGCTTAATGTATAACTATCACTATAAACATAGATTAGTATTAGACATAAGTGAAGAAGAAGCATTATACAACTTCTATGAACAAATGATAGTAGGAGATACAGCAGACAATGTAAACTACTTTAGAGGCAAAGGTAAAAAGTTTGCAGAAAAATATTTTAAAGATTGCAAAAGTAAATATCAATATACTAAAAGACTATACGAATTATTTAAACAAGAATACAAGGGTAAGGCAAGACAGAAATACGCAGAATGTTATAACCTTTTAAAATTAAGAAATGATTAAAGAAAACAAATGGTTTGTTCAAAATGAGATAGCAGAAAAAGTAATAGAGCTATCAGGCATTAATATATTTGAACGTTCAAGAAAAAGAGAAATAGTAGAAATGAGATCGTTATTCTTCTACATACTAAAAAACAAATTAGATATGGGATTGACAGAAATGTCAAGATACTTTGAAGATAGTGCTTCAAGTATAAATCACGCAACTATTATATGGGCATTAAAAAACTATGAACTATATAAGTCAACAAATAAAAAAATACAAGAAATAGAAGAAATGATTATTCTAAAGACTTCTATGAACATAAAAGGAATAAACAGGGAAACTTATTTAGAATTAAAATGCAAAGAACTTGAAGCAGAAATAGAAAGACTAAACACTAAACCAAACGAATCTAAAATAATAGATTTAATAAACCAAGTTCCAAAAGCAAGAGAAGGAGAATTTATTACAAGAATGGAATTAATGTTAAAGGGGTGGCAATGGCAATATAAAGATAGTACTACAGCTTATGCAGGAGAATAAAAAAGTTTTAGATGTTTGTTGTGGAACTAAAGGAATGTGGTTTAATAAAAATGATAAAAGGGCTTTATTTTTAGACAAAAGAAATGAAAAACATTTTAATATATATCCAAGTGGAAAAAAATATATGGAAATAAAACCTGATGTAATTGGAGATTTTACAAATATTAAACAACCTGACAATTCTTTTTGGCATATTGTTTTTGACCCACCTCATATTAAAAGAAATAAACTTGGAGAAATAACTAAAAGATATGGAAATTTAGAGATAGGATGGCAAGAAATGATTGCAAGGGGATTTAAGGAATGTTTTAGAGTTTTGAAACCTAATGGAACACTTGTTTTTAAATGGTGTGAAGTTCAGTTTCCTATAAAAGATATATTGAAATTAACAGACAAGAAACCTTTATATGGTCATAAATCTGGGAAAAAAATGCAAACTCATTGGGTTTGTTTTATAAAATAAATATGAATAAAATAAAAGATTCAGCTCTTATTAAAATTCAGTCAAAGATTTGGGAGCAAAAAAGATACATTAGAGAATTAGAATCTGACATTAAAAAAGATGAAACAGTAGACTTTGAAACAAGAGAACTAAACTTTAATAATCTTATAACACAATTAGAAGTATATGAATACATAAAAAAAGCAATACAGAATTATGACTAAACAAGAATTTGAAGAAAACAAAAAATATCTATTAGACGAATGTCAAAAAATAATGGATGCTAAACAACCAGAATACACACAAAAACATTTAGATATTCTACACAACTTTAAATGTTCTGCACAATTTGTAGGCATTGAACCAATGGAAGTATGGGCAGTATTCTTTAACAAACACATACAAGCAATACTAACACACGCAGGAGACCCAACAACACCACAAGCAGAACCAATAGAATCAAGATATGCAGATGCAATCAACTATCTATTATTAGGTTATAGCTTATTACAAGACAGACCAAAAAAAGACATCATTTCAGGAACAGAATGAAAATATATAATCAAGATTGTTTAGAAGCTATGAAAGATATGTCTGATAATCAATTTGATTTGGCTATCGTTGATCCACCTTATGGTGGCAATGATGCTATTGGTTTAAAAGATAATGTAAATATAAGGAAACAAGCTACTAAAAGAACAAAATATAATGTTTTTAAAAATAAAGCTCCATCAAAAGAGTATTTTCAAGAACTTAAAAGAGTATCAAAAAATCAAATAATATGGGGTGTAAACTTTTATAAAAATGTTGATTTAACTGGAGGCAGAATATGTTGGGATAAAAAAGGAACTGCATTTGGTAGGGCAGAATTAGCTTATTTTAGTGGTAGTAAAAGTGTTAATGTTTGTGAAATAGTTTGGAATGGTATGTTGCAACACGATATGAAAAATAAAGAAGTAAGAATACACCCAACACAAAAACCAGTAAAACTTTATGAATGGTTATTAATTAATTATGCTAAAGAGGGTTACAAAATACTTGATACACATTTAGGAAGTGGCAGTATTGCAATAGCTTGTCATAATCTTGGATATGCTTTAACTGGATATGAAATAGATAAAGAGTATTATCAAGCTGCAATAAAAAGAATTGAGCAACATAAGGCTCAAAAAAGATTATTTTAAAATAAGTTAAAAATTACGTTATATAGATATATAGAATTAATTAATTAATATTTTATTAATTGTGGATAATAGAAAAAACAATGGAGGACATTCGACAAAAGGCTTTGCAGGGAGACCTAAAAAAGCAGACGAACTAAAGCTAATTGAAAAACTTGATGCCTTAATAGATAATGATGAAGTAATTAAAACTTTAGGCAAACAAATACTAAAAGGAGATTCAAGAGCTATGAATCTATATTTCGGTTATAGATATGGCAAACCTAAAGAATCTGTAGATATATCTTCAAGTGATGGCTTTAATGTAAACTTTAGAGACCTAATCAAATTTAAGTGATTGAAATAAATAAAAAGTATTCTCCTATTGCTGAATCAGATGGGAGATACTTTATTGTAACAGGTGGTCGTGGATCAGGTAAATCTTTTTCAGTAAACCTCTTATTAGTTCTTTTAACTTATGAAGCTGGGCATACTATACTGTTTACTCGTTACACTTTATCTTCTACTTATATTTCTATTATTCCTGAATTTATTGAAAAACTTGAACTGCTTAAAATCTTTGATGACTTTCATATCACAAAAGATGAAATAAGAAATAAGCGTTCTGGGAGCAAGATAATCTTTAAGGGTATCAAAACATCAAGTGGAGATCAAACAGCTAATCTAAAGTCATTACAAGGCGTTACAACGTTTGTATTAGACGAAGCTGAAGAACTTACAAGTGAAGATACATTTGACAAGATAGATTTATCAGTAAGACAACAAGGCAAACATAATAGAGTGATACTAATATTAAATCCTACAACAAAAGAACATTGGATATATAAAAGATTCTTTGAAGATAAAGGAGTTCAAGAAAGTGTAAACACTTCAAAAGATAATGTTACTTATATACATACAACTTATTTAGATAATATTGAAAACCTTTCAGAAAGCTACATAAACCAAATAGAGAACATAAAGAAACGTAGACCACAAAAATATAAAACTCAAATACTTGGTTCTTGGCTTAATAAAGCAGAAGGTGTAATACTAACTAATTGGTCAATAGGTAAATTTAAAAAAACAGGCGTAAGTGTATTTGGTCAGGATTACGGATTCAGTAATGACCCAAGTACATTAGTAGAAACTAATATAGATACTTCTAACAAGGTTATTTATTTAAAGGAATGTTTTTACTTGCCTAAACTTACAACAAGCGAAATAGCTCGTTTAAATATGAAACACGCAGTAGATAATCTAATAGTAGGCGATTCAGCAGAAGTTCGTTTATTATCAGAACTAAAATCAAAAGGGTGTAATGTTGTAGCTTCAATAAAAGGAGCTGGTTCTATTACTTATGGAATATCATTATTACAAGACTATGATTTAATAGTAGACGAACAAAGTATTAATTTAATCAAAGAACTAAACAACTACAGTTGGCTTGAGAAGAAATCTAATACACCAATAGATAAACATAACCATCTTATTGATGCAATTAGATATGCAGTAAGTTACCAGCTTCAGAATCCCAATAGGGGTAAATATTATATACAATGATATGGAATGTAAAAAATGTAAACAGACAATGACTATATATTCAGGTAAAGACAACAAAGATTACTACTACTGTAAAGATTGTGATATTGTACAATTTGAAAATTAGTTATTAAATATTTTGTTAATTAAAATAATTGTTTTATATTAGCAATATGAATTATACAACAGAACAATTAAACACAAAAACAAATGCCCAGTTAATAGGCATTGCAGAAGGCACACTATCTTGTTTAAAAGATTTTGCCGACCTTACACCTTCTCACAAAGAATGGTTATTAGAAGCTATGACAGCTATAAAACAATTAGAAAAAAATATCCTATGAAAAAAAGACAGTATAGGAGTAATCAAGGGCGTAATCCTAAAAAGGAAGAAGCTATGTTTAACACAATCAAAGTAGCATTTATATTATTAGTAATTGCTACTATTGTAAATCAAATCTTATCATAATGAAATACTATTACGAAGATAACGGAAACAGAAGATATTATATAGCAAAGAAAATATCTAAAAAAGAGAACAAAGAAAACTTTCTAAAAATATTAGGTTATGCAGCTTTAGGCTGGACTATCTTTTATGTAGCATTGTTTTTTTTCTTACATTTGTTAGAAATATAAATATGAGAAACAAAATACAGAACATACAAGATTTAGAATATAGTAACAACCAAATATTAATTGGAGAACTAATTAAGAAATGGTTAGAAACAAAACCAAAGAATAAAGAGTTATTAAAGTTAAGAGATGCGTTTATTGATAATTCAATTTACGTTGCAGGATTACAGAATGACCTTACAGCTTGTAAAATGGCTAATAGTGAATATAGAGAAAGAATGAATGAAGCCTTGTATGATCTTGAATTAATAAAAGAAGAAAATAGATATTATAGTGAGTAATCATTGGGCATATATCACACTACCAGAAGATGAGCCAGAATATGAATGTATGATGTGTGATAAACCTATACATAAAAAAGATGACTACTGTTCTAACGATTGTTGGGAAGCCAGTATGTTATAAACGAGTTGTTTTGTTTGGAAAAAGGGTGTTAGAAATAGCACCTTTTTTTTTATACTAAAATCCTGCTTTAATTACGTTATATAAGTATGAAAGCTAATATTAACGTCCCTAACGAACTTAATGAGATTACGCTAAAGCAATATCAAAAGTTCTTAAAAGAACAAGACAAAAGTGACGATAATAACTACATACAAACTAAAATGATTGAAATATTTTGTGGAATAAAATCACAAGATGCTTTAAACATTAGATTATCAGACGCAGAACGTATCACAAAAATAATATCAGATATGTTTGAACAGAAGCCAAATCTTGTGCAATCCTTCTGGCTAAATAATGTTGAATATGGTTTTGTTCCTGATCTTGATGAAATCACATTAGGAGAATACATTGACCTTGATACCTATATGGGAGACTGGGATAATATTGAAATAGCAATGAATGTATTATACAGACCTATTAAACAAAAACTTGGAGACAAGTATTTAATAGAGGACTATGACCCTGATAAAAAGAACAGAATTACTACTATGCCAATGGATGCTGTATTCGGTTCTATACTTTTTTTTTATCGTTTAGGGATAGAATTATCGAAAACTATGATGAATTATTTGGAGAACAAGGAGGAGAAACAACTTCTGGACGTGCTGGATTTGCAAAAAAGTGGGGATGGTATTCGAGCCTTTACGGACTCGCTGGAGGAGATATTACAAGATTTGAAAATATCACTAAATTAGAAATGCACAAATGTTTAATGATGTTAGCATTTATGAAAGACAAAAACGAATTAGAATCAAAACAAATAAAAAGTAAATTCAAATGAGCCAACAAGGAATAAGGGGATTTTACCAATTAACTGAAACAATAAAAGACCAGCTTTTAGCTGACATAAATTGTAATACAGTAACAACTGGAGACCTATATGATGTCAATCTTAACAAGCAAGATATATTCCCCCTTGCTCACATTATAGTCAACAACGTAACACAAGAAGAACAAACGCTTACGTTTAATATAAGCATCTTGGCTATGGATATTGTAGATCAATCTAAATTACCAACAGAAGATAGGTTTATAGGAAACAACAATGAACAAGATATACTAAACACACAACTGGCAGTATTAAACAAAGTAATACAAGTTTTAAGAATGGGAACATTATACAAAGACAAATACCAATTAGATAGTCCTGTAAATTGTGAACCATTTTATGACAGGTTTGAGAACCAATTAGCTGGATGGACTGCAACAATGGATATAGTAATTTATAATGATATTAAAATCTGTTAATGAATTTTGAGAATATAAATAAAGCCCTAAATGATTTTGGTAGGTATGTTGTTCAACAAGCCAGAACAAGACTAACTAAAAACAAACAAGGGGGTGGGGCATTATATGAATCAATAAGATACACATTAGATGAAGAACAAAAAGGATTTATACTTGACTTCTATATGGAAGATTACGGTATATTTCAAGATCAAGGTGTTAAAGGTGCTAATCCTGCATTAATAAAAGGAGGTAGGCAAAAAGCACCTAATAGCAAGTTTAGTTACAAACAAAAGATGCCTCCAATGCAACCGTTAAGAGACTGGGCTCAAAGTAAGAATATAAGATTTAGAGATAAAGAAGGTAAGTTTAAAAAAGGAAGTTATAAGAGTATGGCATTTGTATTACAAAGAAGTATATATGCACAAGGTTTTAAACCTACATACTTTTTTACTAAACCATTTGAAGCAGCTTTTAAAAGACTGCCAGAAGAATTGATAAACGACTTTATATTAGATATAGAAAAAGGAATAATATTAGGAACAAAAAAATAAACAATGGCAGCAATAGCATTAAGAAGTCCACAATATAAATCAGCAACAGCAGATACAGGAAGCCCTAATTCTGCAAAAATAACTATTAGTATTGATGGAACTATACAATATACACTTGTAAAAAGAACATCTTTAAATGAAACAATGTTATGGGAAATAGCAGAACTTTGTAGGGATTTTATTAATATTACTTTTAACGGAACTTATAGTGCTGAAACATTAGCAATTATATCTACATTAACATCACACGCATCAACAGATGGAACAGGAACTGCATTAACAACAGATACGTTTACTGATATAGGTTATGATGCTTATGGAACTTTTATGGAAGGAGATAATCCAACAGTGCCTTTTGGCTCAAGACCTAATTGGCTTATTAGCCCTGACCCTTATGGAACAACAAACAATGAATATTATATTTATGTTCCAAATAACAAAGGAGGATATGTTCCTTATATAACAGTTTTAGAGCAATTAGGCTATCAAGTATATTCAACAACTGCAACAGAAATAATAGGTAGTCCTGCAGGAACTAAAATGAATATAGTAAGAGTAGACTGTACTAAATACGGAGATGGTCATAAAGTTACATTTGTAAATAAATTTGGTGCTTTACAAGACATTTGGTTTTTCTTAAAATCAGTAAATACTACAAACAAAAAACAAGAGCAGTTTCAAAGAAACATAATTAGTTCTACAGGAACTTATGATGAAAATGTACATACCAAACAAGACTACAATACTATAGCTAATACAAGCGTTACTTTAAGTTCTGGTTATTATCCTGAATGGGCTAATCAATGGTTTGAAGAATTAATGCTATCAGAACAAGTATGGCTTACAAGACCAAAACCATTTAATCCAAGTCAAGATGAAGTAGTGCCTGTAAATGTTAGAAAAAACAATTTAGTAAAAAAGACATCACTAAACGACAAATTAATAGAATATACTTTTGATTTTGATATGTCATTCGATTACATAAACAATGTTAGATAATGCAGAAACTACAACTCTATATAGCAAATGAAAGAATTGACTTATTTAAGGATGAGCAGGTTTCGTTTAACCAATCTATACAAAACATTAAAGACCCTGCAAAAATATTTACTGAATTTACTCAAACGTTTACAGTTCCAGCTTCTAAAGCTAATAATAAGATATTCAAACATTATTACAACTTTAATATAACTGGTGGGTTTGATGCAAGAAATAAAGTAGATGCAAACATAGAACTTAATAACGTAGCTTTTAAGCAAGGTTATATTAGGCTTGATGGTGTTGACTTAAAATTAAATAAAGCGTATGCATATCGCATTACATTCTTTGGAGAAACAGTAAACATAAAAGATATATTAAGAGAAGATAAATTAGGAGCATTAAGTGATTTAAACCAATACAATTTAACCTATGATGCTGCTAACATAAAAGCAAAATTACAAAATACAAGTAACGCTATATTATGTCCATTAATAACATCTGGAGCTAATTCAAATTTATCAAGATTATATTATGATTCAGGAGGACATCAATCAGATGCTACTGGAAATTTATGGTATCAAAATGGTTCACACGAACACGGTGTTTATTGGGAAGATTTAAAATACGCTATAAGATTATACGAAATTATAGAAGCAATAACAGCAAGTTATCCATCATTGGTTTTTACAGATGATTTTTTTAGTACAAGCAATGCAGAATTTTACAACTTGCATATGTGGTTACATAGAAAAAAAGGTTTAGTTGAACCTGCTACTCAAGTCACTACATTCCCTACATTAGTTACAGGGTTTCCTTCTTCTGGTGCAGGTAGTAAAACAACTGTAATAGATGGTTCAGGTTTAATAATTAATTCAGGATATTTGCCTAATGTATTACAACAGCTTACAATAGAAACTGCTTCATCTGAACCTTATGATGTTATTATTAATCGTAATGGTACTGTATGGGCATCGTTCACACAACAAACTGGAGACAATATATATGATGCTGGAGATATGGGTTTTATGGATGCTGCAGTTTACAATATAATAATAAGAGTTTCAACTGACATAACATTTTCTAAAATAGAATGGGAATTAGCAGGTTTTGCAGATGGTAGTGTATGGGGTTCTGAAACTTATGATACAGGTACGTTTAATGCTACTGCTAATGTTGAATTTATAATTACTGAACAAATACCTGATATGAAAATTATAGATTTTCTAACAGCTATATTTAAGATGTTTAATTTAACAGCTTATTATGTTAGTGATGCACAAGATGCAGACTTTGGAAAAATCAAAGTACAAAAATTAGATGACTTTTATACAGCAGGAACAAGTTATGATATAAGTGAATATGTAGATACAAACACAAGTCAAGTTAATGTAGCTTTACCATATAGAGAAATAGATTTTTCTTATGAAGGAACAGGAACATTACTCGCTTTACAATATCAACAACTACAAAATAAGATATGGGGTTCAGAAGGGTTTACTGGAAATAATACAGTTGGCAATAACTTTGATGCACCAAATCCTATTTATAAAGTAACAATACCTTTTGAACATTTACAATACGAAAGATTAGTAGATGCAAACACTACATTATCTGCACCTAATAATGAAACAACTATACAATACGGATATTTTGTAGATGACAATTATGAACCTTACTTTGGTAAGCCATTAATATTTTACCCTATAAGACAAACAGGTGCAGGAACAACACCTATTTCATTCCAAGATGACTTGTCAGGAACACATAGTGAATTAACTTCTTATTATATACCAAGCAATAGTTTAAGCACAAGTTCTTCTGCGAGTACAAAAAACCTTAATTTTTATTTAGAGATAAACGAATATAGTTTAGAGACAGATTTTACAGGAACATTATTCCAAGAAAATTATTTAGAATACATACAGGACATATTTAATAGTAAAAGAAGATTAACAAAATTAAAAGCCTATTTACCTTTAAAAATTATTTACAAGCTAAATATGAATGATAGGGTAGTTATTAATAATCAAAGTTATAACATAAATAACTTAACTACTAATTTAATAACTGGAGAAAGTTCAATGGAATTACTTAACAATAGTTATATTGGAAATGTATCAGGAAACTTTAGAGTGTTGACAGATGTGTATCAAACATATCCTAATTATTCTGATTATTATTATGATAGTCTAATAGGAGATGCACAAAATTTATCTAATGGAGATGTTATATATACAGATCAGGCATTAACAACAACATTAGCAGCAGGAACATATTATCAGGATGGTTCAAGCGAAACAACAACAAGATGTACAGATAGTTCATATCTTATGAGTATGACAGTAAATTCATCAGGAGTTATAACAAACATATTATGTGGTCAACCTTAAAATTATGATAAAAAATATATTAGAATTATTAAAGATCGTAGACGGAGAAACAGAAAGCATTAGAATTGCACAAGGTAAATATAAATTAGCTGAAACCTTTAAAGAAGGATTTAAACAAATTAAAAGAGAAATAAAATGGCAGAAGTAATACAAGTCCAATTAGACATAGAAACTAAAAAAGCTGAAAAAGGTGTAGATAACCTAACAGACGAAATAGTTAATCTTAATAAAGAAGTTAAGAAAGGTAATGAAGAAACTGCCAAAGGCTTAAAAGGTGTAGAAAAAGCATCTGATAAAACTGCAGGAGGTGTAAAAAAAATAGGTAGTGCATTAAAAGCATTAGGTATTGGACTTATAGTAGCAGGATTTGCAAAGTTTACAGAAGTTCTAAATGAAAACCAAAAGGTAGCAGACTTTTTTTCTATTACGTTTGAAACATTGTCATTAGCTTTTAATGATTTTTTCAATTTTATATTTGGAAATTTAGGTAGTGTTAAAGAATTTTTTAAAGCAGCTTTTGATGACCCTGTTCAAAATATGATTGATTTCGGAAACGCTATAGTAGAAAATGTTGTAGAAAGAATTGTATCATTATTAGATTCTATTACGTTTTTAGGAAGTGCTATAAAAAAAGTATTTGAAGGAGATTTTGCAGGTGCTATGGAAGCAGCGTCTAATGCAGGTAAAGAATTAGTAGACGTTGTTACAGGTGTTGACGATTCATTTGACAAAACAGTAGAAGCAGTAGATAAAGTTGTTACGGCTACTACTAACTATGTTAAAGAAACTGTTAAAGCTGCAACAGAAAATATTAATCTTGCTAAAACTGCAGAACTCGCAGCAGTAGCTAATCAAGGGCTTATTGAAAAATATGATCTACAAGCAGAAAGATTAAGACAAGTTAGAGATGAAGAAAGAAATACTATAGCTGAAAGAAAGAAAGCTAATGATGAATTAAATGCAGTATTAGACGAACAAGAAAAAGCAATGTTAGCTAATGCTAATGCTATACTTGCAGCAGCTCAAGCACAATTTGACAAGAATGGAAATGATGAAAACCAAATAGCATTAATAGAAGCACAAAATGAACTATTAGCAGTTCAAGCACAAGTTGCAGGATTTAGGTCAGAACAAAAAGCAAATGATTTAGCATTAGATAGGGAACAAAAAGAATTGAATCAATCTATAAGTGATGCAGAAGCAGAAAGAAATAAAGCACAATCAGAATTTACTGCAGAACAAATAGAAAACGATTATTTAAGACTACAAGCACAATTAGATATTGCTCAAAAAGAAAGCGAAATAGAATCACAAAGATTAACAGAAAAAAGAGATCAATATAAAGAAGGAACTCAAGCCTATGTAGATGCCAACAATGAATTACTTGCCTATCAACAAGAAAATGCTAATAAACAAGTTGAAATAGAAAAAGCATTAAATAAATCTAAAGCAGAACTAACTACTCAAGCCCTAACAGACATCGCAAGTATTGTAGGTAAAAACTCAAAGTTTGGTAAAGCTATAGCAATCGTACAAGCCATTAGAGATACTTATGCAGGTGCTACAAAGGCATTAGCTCAAGGAGGTATATTTGGATTTATAGGTGCAGCAGCAGTTACTGCAGCAGGTATTGCAAATGTTAAAACAATAACATCAACGCCTGATCCTACGCCACCAGCAGGAGCATCAATAGGTGGTGGTTCACCTGTACCTCCAACACCAGCAGCGCCACCTGCATTTAATGTAGTAGGTCAAGGAGCTACAAGTCAGTTAGCAGATGCATTAGGAAATCAAGCAAGTGAACCAGTAAGAGCATACGTTGTAAGCAACGATGTAACGACTGCACAAGGGCTTGAAAGAAATATTGTAGAAGGAGCAACAATATAAATGCAAAATTTTTAATTAATAACGTTATATAAAATATGAAGATAGTCGAATTAATCCTTGACGAAAATCAAGAAGAATCTGGAATCGAAGCAATATCCATAGTTGAAAATCCTGCCATAGAAGAAGATTTTGTTGCTTTAAAAAGTAATGAAGTTAAACTTGCAGAAATAGATAAAGAAAAAAAGATATTAATGGGAGCTTTATTAATACCTAACAAGCCTATATATCGAAATAATGGAGAAGATGAATATTATATATACTTCTCTAAAGATACGGTCTTAAAAGCCTCCCAAATGTATTTGACAAAGGGTAACCAAAACAATTCAACATTAGAACACCAACATTCATTAAGTGGTTTAAGTTTAGTAGAATCTTGGCTTGTTGAAGATGAAGTACACGACAAGTCCAGAAAGTATGGAATGAATGTGCCAGTAGGTACTTGGATGGGAGCTGTCAAAGTCAACAATGATGAAGTTTGGAATGACTATGTAAAAACAGGTAAAGTAAAAGGATTTTCTATTGAGGGTTACTTTGCAGATAAAATGGAACGACCAAAAGAATCAATAAAAGAAGATATGTCAGAAAAACAAGCAGACCTATTATTAAGTCAAATAGAAAAAATAGTCAAAGGCGAAAAAGTTGAATTAAGTTTAGTTAGTGATTTTAAAACTGAATATGCTTTAGCAGTTAAAAATTCTTTATCATTAGGAGATGAATTTTCAAATATTGAAAATAAAAAACAAAAATTAATTTCAAAAATTAAAAAAAATATAAATCAATTTAAAGAATTATTAAAACCTTATAATAAAATTTCTGCTTCTGCTAAAGAAATTGGTGTTAATATAAATGATATTTTAGATAACAGACCAAATTTAGATAGAAATATTAAATCAATGAACCAATTTATCAATTTATTAAAATAAAACTATGAGTAAGCATATAAACAAAGTATTTAATATGATTCAAACTGAATTGAAATCAGAAAAAGTTGAATTAGGTGCAGTTGATGACGCAAGACAAATAATAAGCAATTTAGGAAATGCAGAAAGAATATTAGATGACGTTGAAACTGCATCAAAAGGAGTAGTAAAAGAATATGTGAATCTTAAAACAAGAATTGAAAAAGTTAAAAATAGTGCAAAGTCAGTTATAGGAGCAGAAACAAACATTAAAAAAATAAGTGATTTAATTCGTAAAGGCGATGATGTTTTAAGAAAAATATCTTCACAAGCTAAAGAATTAGGAATATCTGTAAATTCTATAAATGAATTTGATGAATTATTTGATTTTACTCAATCTTTAAGTGCTAAAATTAATGAAGCGCAAAAATACATAAGAGATGTAAAAGACATTAATAATCAAATAAAATAAATGCCTAAAAAACCATTTTTTCCAAGTTATTCAAGTCCTAAAGGATCAAGACGTGCTTGTTTATGTAAAGACAAAAATACTTATTCAAGAAAATGTTGTGATGGCTCTTTATGGGCACAAGGCATAGGAGTTATATCAAGAACAATTTGAAAATGCAAAAAAATTAATTAACCACGTTATATATATAATTATGAAATCAACTGAAATGTTAAACCAAATCAAGACGCTTCTAAATATTGAAGTGAAACTTGAAGAACAAAAACTTGAGAATGGTACTCGTATAGAAGCAGAATCATTTGAAAAAGGTAAAGAGATTTTCATTCTTACAGATGACGAAAAAGTTGCTATGCCAGTAGGCGAATATATGCTTGAAGATGGCAGACTTATAGTTGTTAAAGAAGAAGGAATTATCGATGACGTTAGAGAAGTATCTGACGAAGTACCACAAAAGGAAGAAGAATCTAAAGATGAAACTGAAGATTTAGAAAAAGAAGAAGAACTTGTAGATGATGGAGAAGAAGCTGCAGTAGATGACTGGGCAGGAATGGAAAAAAGAATTAAAAATCTTGAAGATGCTATTGCTGACCTTAAATCTAAAGTAGGAGAAAAAAATATGGAAGAAGAAGTTGAAATGGAAGAAGAAGTTAATAGACAACCTAAATCCAGAACAATTAAAGAAGAATTTAACGAAGAAGTTAACGAGCAAGTAAAGGAAGAATTATCACAACCTGCTGCTGCTCCAATTAAGCATAGTCCTGAAAATGGAAATGCAAAAAAAGAAAATTTTAGAATCGCACCAAACAGAAAGCCTTCTACAATGGACTATATATTAAATCAATTAAATAAATAAAAATAAAAAATTATGCCACAACCAACTATTACTACTACTTATGCTGGAGAATTTGCAGGTAAGTACATCGCTGCTGCTCTTTTGAGTGGTAACACATTAAGTCAGGGTGCTATTGAAATTAAGCCAAACATTAAGTATAAAGAAGTAATCAAAAAGGTTGCTACTTCTGGTTTAATTGTTAATGAATCTTGCGACTTTACAAATGCTGGAACTGTATCACTTACAGAAAGAATTATTCAGCCAGAACAATTTCAAGTAAACCTTGAATTATGTAAAACACCTTTTGAATCAGACTGGGGAGCTGTATCAATGGGCTATTCTGCTTTTGATAACTTGCCACCTGATTTTGCAAGTTTCTTAATTGCACACGTTGCAAAAGAAGTTGCTCAAAAAACAGAACAAAACGTTTGGAATGGCGCTACAGCTAACGTAGGAGAATTTGATGGATTTGTTCCATTAATGACTGCTGATGCTGACGTTATTGACGTTGCTGCAGTTGGAGGTGGAGTTAATGCTGCAAACGTAATCGCAGAATTAGGAAAAATTGTAGATGCAGTACCAAGTACTTTATATGGTAAAGACGATCTTTACATTTACGTTTCACAAAATATTGCTAAAGCATATGTTAGAGCTTTAGGAGGATATGCTGCTATTACTGATGCTAATGGTGGTGGTGTTGCAAATGGTATTGACAATAGAGGTACATTATGGTTTGGAAATGGTGAAAACCTTTCTATCGATGGTGTAAAAATCTTTGTTGCTAATGGATTACCAAATAATACTGCAGTTGCAGCTGAAAAATCTAACCTTTACTTTGGAACAGGTTTAATGTCTGACCATAACTTAGTTAAGCTAATTGATATGGCTGACATTGACGGAAGTAAAAACGTAAGAGTAATTATGAGATTTACTGCTGGAGTTCAGTACGGAATCGGAAGTGATATTGTACTTTATTCTTAATAAATTAAATTAACCAAAAATTAGGGTAGGTGGGGATAACCTACTTACCCTTTTTTTATAAAATAAAATATAAACTATGGCTTGTACATTAAACACAGGGAGAAAGTTACCTTGTAAAAGTGCCTTCGGTGGCATAAAAACAGTTTGGTTTGGAGATTTTGGAGGTATTACAGGAGTTGTAGTAGATTCAGCTACAAAACAAGTAACAACTATTTCAGGAACACAACCAGATTGGTATCAATTCGATGTAAAAGGAAATTCTTCACTTGAAACTACTGTAACAAGTTCAAGAGAAAATGGAACTACTTTTTATACTCAAACATTAAATTTAACATTAACATACCTTGATGCTCAAACTCAAGCTGAATTGCAAGACATAGCTGTTGCAAGACCTTATGTAGTTGTTGAAGATTATTACGGAAATCAATTCTTATGTGGACTTGAAAACGGAATGGAGTTTGTTTCAGGAACTGTAGTTTCTGGTGCTGCTGCAGGAGATTTATCAGGATTCACTTTAGTAATGGAAGGACAAGAAGAATTAGCTCCTTACTTTTTAGATTCAGGATTAATTGTTGCTGATGCTACTCAAATCACACCAAACTAATATTTATTGATATTAAATTAAGAGCATCCTTAGGGGTGCTTTTTTTTTGCTCTTATGTTTTCACAAAATAACTTATTTATTACGTTATATATAAAATGATTGTATTAAAAACCATAGCTACTGCTCAAAACTTTAAAGTAATACCAAGAGTTTACGGAAGTGAGTTTACTTTGTCAGTTAGAGATGACAGTACAAACGTTACAACTGTTTATGAAATTAACAACGCTGTAACATCTGGGAATTATTTGACTTTTTCACAAGCATTTAATCCTGTTTTAGTTGAAGGTCATTTTTACGATTTAGAATTATATACAGACCCCAATTTTTGGAATACTAATTATTTTCTTTGGGAATTATATAATGAATTTTGGAATGTAGATACAACAAACATTGTAGATATATATAAAGACAAGATTTTCTGTACTGACCAAGAAATAGATCAAATGGATAATTTATACTATAACATAAATCAAGGTCAATACATTACAGATAATTCTTATAATAATGATTACATTGTAATATGAAAAATAGAAAAAGAAATAGTTTAGGTCAATTTGTAAAAGAATCTAAATCTGAAATTAGTTTTGTTAATTTAAGTACATATACAAGTCCAGACATTGTAGAAGTACCTAATCAAGAATGGGTAGGATATGGAGACGATAACAACTATTTTCAATTTTTAATTGACAGATACAATGGAAGTCCAACAAACAATGCTTGTATAAATGGTATATCACAACAAATTTATGGTAAAGGTTTAGGAGCTACAGATTCAAGTAGAAAACCAGATCAATACGCTGAAATGATTACACTTCTCAAAAAAGATGTAGTTAGAAAAATATGTTATGACTTAAAACTTATGGGTCAAGCATCTTTACAAGTTATATATTCTAAAGACAGAACAAGAATTGCACAAATAGAACATATACCAGTTGAAACATTAAGAGCTGAAAAAGCAAACGAAGATGGCGATATTCCTGCTTACTATTATTTTAAAGACTGGGCTAAATTAAAACCAAGTGACAAACCATTAAGAATACCAGCTTATGGAATGTCAAAAGAAAACATAGAAATATACTACATAAAGCCATACAAGTCTGGGTTTTACTATTATGCACCTGTAGATTATCAAGGAGGTATACAATATGCAGAACTTGAGGAGGAGATAAGTAATTATCACTTAAACAACATAATGAATGGTTTAAGTCCTTCAATGTTAATCAACTTTAACAACGGAACACCTAATCCACAAGAAAGAGAACTAATTGAGCAACGTATAGCACAAAAGTTTTCAGGTAGTTCTAATGCAGGTAAATTTATATTAAGTTTTAACGACAATAAAGATGCACAAGCAGAAATAACACCAGTTCAGTTATCAGATGCACACAATCAATATCAATTCTTATCAGACGAATCACAAAGCAAAGTATTAGTAGCTCATAGGGTAGTAAGTCCTATGCTTTTAGGAATAAAAGACAATACAGGGCTTGGAAACAATGCAGATGAAATAAAGACTGCATCCTTGCTTATGGATAACACCGTTATAAGACCGTTTCAGGAACTTTTAATAGATTGCTTTGATACTATACTATCTTACAATAATATTGCTTTAAACCTATACTTTATTACGTTACAGCCATTAGAATTTACTGACGTTGACAGAAGCGTACAAAGTGATGAAGAAATAGAAGAAGAAACTGGAATAAAAATGTCTACTGATCTTAAAGAAATAGACGGATTAGAAGTTTATGAAACTAAAGAAGAAGCAGAAAGACAGGCTGAAAAAATGGGATGTTCTGGTCATCACGAACACAAAGAGGGGGTTAAGGTTTGGTATATGCCTTGTGAATCACACGATGAAATAGATTTAAAGAAACCTTGTCAAGCTGGATATGAGCAATATGGAATGAAAGTAAAAGGAGGACGTTTAGTTCCTAATTGTATCCCTATTAAAATGTCAAGTGAACTTGGAGAAGTTATATTAGAAAACTTAAAAGGAGAAGTTATTAATGACGAATGGGAACTTGTCGATGAGCTACAAGAAGGTTCTGAAATTAGTGATGAAGATTGGGCTAATATATGTATTGATGAAAAAAAGAGTTTATTTCAACAACTAAAAGACGAAATTACTGCAAAACCAGATGGCTTTAGTTATTTAGATTCTAAAAATTATAAGATTAGATATAAATATGTAGTAGGGTCTAAAAAACCAAGTAATTCAACAAGAGATTTTTGTGAAAATATGATGCGTTTATCTCGATCAGGAATTGTGTATAGATTAGAAGATATTGATAAAGCAACAAGAGAAGGAGTTAACAAAGAATTAGGACATAAAGGTAGACCATACGATTTATTCAAGTTTAAAGGTGGAATTTATTGTAGACATAAATGGATGCGACAATTATATCGTTTAAAGAAAAACACAAAACCTTCTAAAGATTTAAGTGATTATAAGAAAACAAGAACAATACCTAAAACTTACATTAAGAATCCAAGAGGAACTAAACAATCAGAAATAGCACCAGTTAATATGCCTAATCAAGGAGCATACCCAAAATAGAAAATTATGGCAACAGCATTATTTATAAATAGAACAGATTTAGTTAGAAATTCCATAATAGATGGAAATGTAGATACTGATAAATTTATACAGTTTATTAAGATAGCCCAAGAAATAGATATACAAAACTATACTGGAACTGACTTATACAACAAAATATCTACACTAATTGCTAATGGAGAAATCGATGACATAGCTAATGCAAAATACAAAACATTATTAAACACTTATTTACAACCAATGTTAATTTGGGCAGCACAAGTATATTATATTCCATTTGCGAGTTATGCTATAAAAAATGGTGGTGTATTTAAACATAGATCAGAAACAAGCGAAACAGTAAGTAAGAATGAAGTAGATTATTTAGTAGATAAAGCTCGTGAATTTATGGAATATTATTCAAGACGTTTCATTGATTTTATGTCATTTAATCAATCAGATTATCCTGAATACACAAGTAACACAAATGACGACATTTATCCTGACTATGATGCATTATTTAATGGCTGGGTATTATGAGATATAAACCAAAACAAAAAAATATAGAAAAACTAAAAACGTTTTTAAAGAAACAAGAAAAAAATAAAAAATATGGCAAGTCTATTTAACACAAGAATATCAGATACTTATTCAGGGCTAATCAAAACTATTGATAATGCTGCCTTAACTGCATCACTAAAAGAACTAACAGACGGTTCTGGATTATCTACTGGAGTGTATATGAATACAGCAGGAGATTTTAAAGTTACTGCAATACTTGAATTTGGTTCTTTAAAAGATACAGGAGAAAACATTACAATAAGCAAGTTTGTAGATGCTGCAGATGGTGTTTTAAACAACGATAACGATACTTCTATACCAACGACAGCTGCTATTATAGATTATGTACAAGGTCACGTTACATTGCAAGATTTAGACTTTGAAGGGGATACTGGAAATGGTTCTGTAGATTTAGATTCACAACTATTAGACATTGCTGGAACTGCAAACGAAATAACAACAGTAGCGTTAAATCAAAAACTTACTATTTCTTTAAATTCAAGTGGTGTTGTTTTACCTAATGGTTCAACAGCTACTACACAAACAGATGGAGATAATTCAACTAAAATTGCTACTACAGCTTATGTAGATACTGCTATTCAAGGACACGATACTTTAGCAGAAGTTTTAGTAGGTGGAAATCAAACAGGTGGAACTGATATAGCTGTAAGTGCAGGAGATAACATAACTTTTGCAGATAATAGTAAAAGTATTTATGGTGCAGGTAGTGATTTAGAAATTTATCACAATGGAACAAGTGCCTCAATAAGAAATAATACAGGAGATATATTAATAAGTGCATTAGAAGCAGATAGTAATATAAAGTTTTATACTGATAATGGTGTAGGAACAACTGTTTCAAATTTAGAAATAAGTGGTTCAACAGGTACAGTTTCATTAAAATATTATGGTTCACAAAAACTATATACAACAAATACTGGGATTAGTGTTACAGGAAGAATATCTAATTTAACAGACCCAAGTGCAGCTCAAGATGCTGCTACTAAAGCATATGTAGATTCATTAGATGCTGCAAGTGATTTAGATTTTGTTGCAGATTCTGGGAGTGGAGATGTAAATTTAAACACACAAAATTTAGTTTTTAATGGTAGTGCTAATATTACTACTGCTGCTGCAAATCAAACTGCAACATTTAATTTAAATCCTGATTTAATAGGGCTTGATTCTGTAACAGCAACAAATTTTACAGGAAATGTTACTGGAAATGTTACTGGAAATGTAACAGGAAATGTAACTGGAGACCTAACAGGAAATGCAGATACTGCTACAAAATGGCAAACTGCAAGAGATTTATCTTTAACAGGTCAAGCTACAGGAACAATATCGAGTGTTGATGGTACAGGTAATGTAAGTGGTGCAGTAACTTTAGATAACAATTCAGTAACAAGTAAAGTATTAACAGGGTTAACTTCTCCTTCTGCAAGTTCTGTTTTAGCAACAGATACAATAGTAGAAGGCTTTGGAAAACTACAATCACAAGTAAACGGATTAGCAGGGGGATTAAGATTTATGGGTTCTTGGGATGCAGATACAAACTCGCCAGTATTAAGTTCTGGTGGTGGAGAAGCTGCAAACGGAACAACAACTGCAACAACTGCAAACAAGTTAGTAGATAGTTCAGCAAGTTTTACTTCAACAGTAACTGTAGGAGATCAAGTAGTAAATCAAGTAGATGGGCAAACTGCATTAGTATCAAACGTAGATAGTGATACAACACTTTCTTTAGATGCTGACATAATGCTAACAGGAGAAGCCTATACAATAGACAACAGTCCTTTTATAACACAAGGACATTATTACGTTGTAAGTGTTGGAGGTACTACTACTTTAAATGGTATATCTAACTGGACTGTAGGAGACTGGGTAATTGCAGGAGCAAACAATCAATGGACTAAATTAGATCATTCACAAGTAGATGGAACAGGAACAACAGGTAATTTAACAAAATGGTCAGCAACACAAGTAATAGCAGATTCAATAGTTTCAGAATCAGGAAGTGCAATTACAGTAGATGGTTCATTAACAACAAATACTAATTTAAGTTCAACAGGAAACTTTGCAGTAAATACTGATAAATTTACAGTAGCTGCAGCAAGTGGAAATACTGCCTTTGCAGGAGATTTAGCAATCAACACAGACAAGTTTACAGTAAATGCTACAACAGGAAATGCAACTTTTGCAGGAAATGTAGCAATACAATCAACAATACCAAAATTAAGTTTTACAGATTTACAACAAGATGACTGGGATATTATAAATGATAATGGAGAATTCAAGTTTTTATGTTCAACAGGAAGTGGTGTAGCTTTACAATTAAATACAAGCAATAACGCAATTTTTGCAGGAAGGGTAAGGGCTAATAATTGGTTTCAAGGAGCAGATGGTTCTAACACATTGTATTCAAATGCATCAGCAGGTACTATAATACAAACTCAAGGTGCAACTGCTAACAATAATGATTCTAAAATATTTTTTAGAAATGTAAATACAACTGTAACACACACTTTTGATACTAATAATGGAAACTCAACTTTTGCAGGAAATGTGACTGCTACACAATACAATGTAAGCAATACATCAGGATATTTAGTTCGTGAAGATACTGGTTCAGGATATGGTTTGTTTAAAAGCTCAACTTCAAATATTGGTATAGCTTCAAACGGAACTGTTGCTTTAAATATAGATTCATCACAAAACTCAACTTTTGCAGGAAATGTAATGGTATCAGTTACAGACAATCCAACGATTACTTTAAGGGATGTTGGTAATTCAGATACATTAATTGGTACTGAATCAGATGATTTTTATGTAAGTACTTGGAATGTTAGTAAAGCGTTCTTAATTGAAGGTAGTTCAGGAAACGTAGGAATCGGGACGAGTAACATAGGTACACAGTCAAATTTGTATTTAGGAGCCGCTAGTTCAAGTGAAGGAGGTCAAATAACTTTACAAAAAGCTACAGGAGGCACACTCGCTGCTCACATAGATGCTTATACTTCAGGGAGTATAGATTATATGAGAGTATTATCAGGAACAGACACAGCAACAACTGGAGCTCCTTTTGTTTTTAATTTAACAAATACAAGATTAGGAATAGGAACTGATTCGCCTTCAAGGGAATTAGATGTAGAAAATAGTGCTGATAACGCTATAATTTCAGCAGTTTCAAGTACAACTCATATTGCAGGTTTGGTATTAGGAGATACCGCAGATGATGATAAAGGAGGAATACTTTATAATAATACTTCAGATTACTTATACTTTTTGTCAAATGGTTCAGAAAGATTGCGTATAGACAGTTCTGGAAATGCTTCTATTGGTGATGGAGGCGCAGGTGCAAGAGGTGCAAGATTATTATTAAATAATACAGGTTCACAAGGCACACCACAATTAATGTTAGTTGATAGTAATGATTCAGGAAAACAATCTGAAATTAGATTTGATAGTGGTAACCTAATCTTTGACTATTGGGGTGGTACTTCTCGTTCAGAAAGAATGCGTATTACAAGTGGGGGTAACGTTTTAATTTCAGATGGAGTTCAATTAAGTAATGCGAGACTATTTGTTTATGATTCAAAAACTGGAAGTGAATCAAGTCCTCATTTTCAAATATTAGGTAGTGGTTATTCTGCATTTCATTATTTAGACACAAATGCCTATAATATAGTACAAAATTCAACAGGTCGTGATATTGTAATTCGTTCATCAACTAATGGGGTTAAATTAACTCCAGGAGCTACTGCTTGGGTTTCTAATTCAGATGTAAGTTTAAAAGAAAATATAAAACCTTTAGAAAATGTTTTAGATAAAATAAAAGATTATAGATGTGTAGAATATAATTTAAAATCTGATAAAACCAAAGGGAAAAAAATAGGTTTTATTGCTCAAGACTGGGAAAATGATTTTGCTCCAATAATTAATAAAGATGACGAAGGATTATTGGGAATGAAATATACAGAAACAATCCCTGTTTTATTAAAAGCAATACAAGAACTAAAAGCAGAAGTAGATTTATTAAAGCAAGAATGTAAATGTAAAAATTAGTATATTTATATCTTAATCATAAAATTAATAAAATGTCAAAAATTACAAAAGAAGAATTAAAAGATTTACAAGAACAACAAGGTAAGCTAAATGCTATTAAACACGATATTGGTTTATTAAGCACACAAATACATAGCTTAAACCATATGTACGCTGATGAAATTTCTAAACAAGAAGAAAGCAAGAAATCATTAGAAGAAAAATATGGTAAAATAAACATAGACCTAAAGGATGGGTCATATGAAGAAATCAAAGAAGATAAATAATGAGTTTACAGGATATGAAATTGTATGCAATTAATTTTTCAGCGTTTACGCTAAGTTTTACAAATATTGATATGGTATTAAAAATAATACTACTTACAGTTACTATCCTGTACACAACTCACAAATGGTATTTAATGTATGAAGAAAATAAGCGAAAACATAAGTTATAAGGAAGCAGTACGTTCCGAAACAGCTAAACGTTTAGGTATATCAAACAAACCTAAAAAAGAACATATTGAAAATATGGAGTTAATAGCTGAAAAAATCTTTCAACCATTAAGAGAATGGGTAGACCATCCTATTAGAATAAACAGCTTTTATCGTTCAGAAGAATTAAATTCAAGAATTGGTGGTGCTATTTCATCGGCTCATAAAGATGGTTTAGCGATAGATTTAGATTCTTTAGGTGGAAAAACAAATCTTGAAATGCTTCATTACATAAAAGACCATTTAGACTTTGATGTTTTAATTAATGAATACCCAAATGAAGAAGGTGAACCAAAATGGATTCACGTTAGTTGGAGTAAAAAGAAAAACAGAAAACAAGTTTTAGAAATAAAACGCAAAGGCAAATACTATACTTATACAGGCGAATGTAAAAGCTGTAAATGAAAAAGGTAGAATTTGCAATAATTGAAAGGTTTGCTTTAGGTATATTAATTGGTTTTAGTTATTTACCTGAAGATGAACAAACTGATTTTAGTGAATTGAATATATATTTAATTTTTATTGTATTACACTTTAAATTTTATAACGATGCCCATACCTAAAAAAAGACAAGGAGAACAACAAAAGGATTTTATGATGCGTTGTGTGCCTCAATTAATGAAGTATCATCCAGAAAAACAAGCTGTAGCTATTTGTTATAAATCTTTTAAAGGTTCGGTAGAATTAGAATCATATAATGACTACCCACAAGGTGCAAGTAACAATGCAAAAAGAGCTATAGCATTTAAAGAAAAAAATGGTTCTAAATGTGGTACACAAGTAGGCTGGGTAAGAGCAAGACAATTAGCAGACAAAAAAAACATAACAAGAGATACTATAGCAAGAATGGCTTCATTTAAAAGACATCAACAACATAAAGACGTTCCTTATTCAGAAGGGTGTGGTGGTCTTATGTGGGATGCGTGGGGTGGTTCTGCTGGAATTAACTGGGCGATAAGTAAATTAAAACAAATAGACAATGAGTAAAGAACTAAGCGAAGAAACAAGTTTTAATATTAGTATAAAAACACTTATTGCAATAGCAGTTGGATTATCTACTTTGATAGGAATGTGGTTTGCTATACAGGTAGATATAGAGGAGGCTAAGAAACTACCTGAACCAGAAATTAGTAGAACAGAATATGATTTAAAAGATAAACTTATTAGAGAAACTATTATGAATACTGGTAAAAAAGTTGAAGAAAATTCAGAAGCGTTAAAGAAAATAGACGATAAGTTATATGAAATAATAAGTAAATGAAAAAAATATTATGTGCGATATGTGTATTGGTTGTGGGCTTTGTATATAGTCAAGACGTAACAGTTCTGCAAATAAATGCAGAATGGAATAAAAAGAATAACTACGATTTAAGTGACATTACTGGTGCTACTGTAAAGTTCAGTTATTTAAAAGATCAGCCAAAAGATATACAAAATTCAATTTTAGCTGTTCCTGTAATTGTTATTATGGATAAAAATGGTAGGATAAGACGACAATTTATAGCTGATATATCTTTACAAATAAAAGCAACACATTTAGAAATTCAAAACGAAATAAACAGAATTAAAAAGTTATGAAAAATATTTTAGCAAAATTATTTGGAGCAACAGGGAGTAACATAGCAGAAAAAATTTCTGGTATAATAGACAAACATACTTTTAGTAAAGTAGAAAAAGCACAATTTGAAAAAGAAATGGAGCAAATATTTATTAAAGCTGAAGCTGATATACAAAAGAATGTTACTGAAAGATGGAAAACTGATATGAATAGCGATAGTTGGTTAAGCAAGAATGTTAGACCTTTAGTACTTATTTTTTTAGTTGTATCTACTGTTCTAATGGTGTTTATTGATGCTGGAGTTATTGCATTTGAAGTAAAAGATAACTGGATAGATTTATTACAATTAGTATTAATTACAGTAATTGGTGCTTACTTTGGTGGAAGAAGTGCTGAAAAATTTAAAAAGTGATGGCTAAAGCAATTATAAGCACATATAAAAGCAAATCAAAGAAACGCAAAGGAATACACGCAAAAAGTAAAATGAGTGCCTTAAAAGGCTCTAAAAACTATTTTAAGAAATATAAAGGTCAAGGTAAATAATTTTTTTATATATTTGTTTGGCTTATAGCAAACTTGCACAACCTAATAAAGTTGGACGGTGCTTGGAACAGGTAACTAAATTATTTCTTTTTTGTAGGCTTTTTTCTTTCTTTTTCTTTTTACTCTTTTTCTTTTTCTTTCTTTTTAGTTATTATAAAAACTATAGGTTATAACCAAAAGTTATAATATATGAATTGTAAGAAATGTAAATACAAAATGTTATATTTAGGTAGTAATCAAAACGGTTATTATAATTTGTGTAAAAAATGCAATAACGTTATACCTACAAATGAAAAAATTAACCAGAAGCAAACTAATTAAAAAACTTGACAAAGTATTTAGTTTATATATTAGACAACGTTATGCTAAAAATGAGATAGCTCAATGTTTTACTTGTGGCAAAAAAGATCATTATAAAAGACTTCAATGTGGTCATTTTCAAAGCAGAAAATATTATTCTACAAGATGGGATGAAATAAATTGTCAGGTGCAATGTGCAGGGTGTAATGTGTTTAAGTTTGGAGAACAATTTGTTTTTGGCAAAAATCTTGATTTAGAATATGGAGCTGGATGTGCAGAATCACTTTATTTAAAAGCAAAACAAATAACTAAATTTTCTACACCAGAAATTCACGAGTTAATAAATAAGTATTCTTTGTTAATAAAAGAGTTAAACTAATTTTTATATTTATAGTGTTCTGTTACATTTGTCTTGTATAAAAGAGGGTTAATTCATTTTAGCCCTTTTTTTTTCTTATTTATTAAAAAAATTGTTTATATTTATAATTAATTTAAAAATTATATATATGACTAAAAACAGAACCATACCTTACGAACAACACTACGTTCAGGTAGGATTTTACCAAAACTTTATTAAAAACAAAGAACAAGAAATCAAAGACTTGAATAAGAAAAATGATTTACTTGAACAAGAAAATGAAGTTTTAAAAGCTAAACTCGAAGTTGAACATTCTAATAACTTAATGAGATTATGAACAAAGAGAAATTAACAGAACTTTATCACAAGTATGAGTTATCTAAAGATGACTTCTTTAAACATCAACACTACACAATAATTACAAGACAAGGAATTGACAAGATTCAAGCTATAGAACAAATTTCTATAGACTATGATGTAATTAAATGTGAAACTAACTTTGCAGTATTTAAAGCAATAGCAACTAAAAACAATAAAAAGATTATTACGTTTGGTTCTGCTTTAAAAGGTGCATCGTATAATGAAGGTAATTGTCAAAGCTGGTATGTTGCTGAAATGGCAGAAAAAAGAGCTATGTCAAGAGCTGTATTAAAACTAACAGGGTTTTATGAACTTGGAGTTTTTGGAGAAGATGAATCTGATTCCTTTAAAAAGAAAACTACAAAAGAAGAATTAATTAACAAAATTAAAAACAATGGCTGAAAAAATTTACAAAGAAAAAGATCACCATCCATTTGAGAATCAAATATTCAATCACTATAGAAAAACAGCTAAAGAAATAAATGAAGCTATAGTTCTATTAACGGAACATAACTATACAGTTATTGACCATCAAGGCAAATGGATTACAAAAGAAAACATTAATTAAAATCAATAAATTATGAGTGCAATTATCAATGCGAGTATTAGGGTAGATAAATTACCTAAAGAAAAATTTATCAAAGGTAAAGATGGTGCAGTTTATTATAACTTAACCATTTCAGTAAATGACGATACAAGATACGGAAACAACGTAGCTATTATGGATTCACAAACAAAAGAAGAACGTGAAGCTAAAGCACAAAGAAACTATCTTGGTAACGGCAAAGTTGTTTGGACTAACGATGTTATTAAGTTAGCTGAAAGAGAAGTAGCAAATACAACTGCTCCAGTATCAAACGATTTACCATTTTAAGAAAACAAAATAAAATTTATTTTTTTGAAGGGGTTTTAAACGACCCCTTTTTTTTATATATTTATATAAATGCAATTACGACTCGACGAACAACAAACAGTACAATATCTTGCAATGCAATCAATAGAAGAAGATTGTACAATAGATGTAAACGAAAAATTAGAATACCCTCCAGTAGCTTTGTCTTTTGGAGAAATGTTAATTAAAGGAAAAAATAAAGATATGCTTTTACCTATACCGTTAGGAACTTATGGAAACTTCAGCTTTATACAAGCACCTCCAAAGACTAAAAAGACATTCTTTATATCACTTCTTGCATCCGTTTACCTATCAGACCAAAATCATTTCGGTGGTAATTTAAAAGGACATAGACAAGGCAAAGAACTAATACACATAGATACAGAACAAGGTCGATGGCATTGTCAAAGAGTTTTTAAAAGAATTGCTGAAATGGCAGGAACATCAGAAGGCTATTTGACTTATGGTTTAAGAACTATTGGTTATAAAGAAAGAATAGAATTTATAGATTATTGTTTAGAACATAAAACTAAAAATGCTGGTCTGCTTATTGTAGATGGTATAGCAGACTTATGTGCAGACGTAAACAACATTGAAGAATCTAATGCTTGTGTACAAAAATTAATGGGGTGGTCAGCAAAACACAATATACATATTATGTGCGTGATACATTCAAATTTTGGAAGTGACAAGCCTACAGGACATCTTGGTTCTTTTTTAGAGAAGAAAGCAGAATTACAAATACAATTAGAAGCAAATACAGTTAATAAAGAATGGATAACCGTTAAGTGCAAAAGAAGCAGGGGTTATGCGTTTGATACATTTAGTTTTAAGGTAAATGAAATGGAACTACCTGAAATCGTTGGGGATTTATATGACCCATTGAAAAACTAAATTATGAAAAACTACTTATCGGAAATCTATAAGAAACATCAAGTATGGATTGACATCGTTTGCTCCTTCGGATGCAATAAAGAAACATCAGAAGATATTACACAAGAGATGTATATCAAGATTCAAAAGAGAATCAATAAAGGCTTGGATATTGATTTTGGAGATGACTATAATTATTACTATATTTTTAAGACATTAAAATCTTTGTTCCTTGATTTAAAACGCAAAGAAGCTAAAGTGAATACGTTATCTATAGAGAATATGAGAGATTTTTTAGCAGACTTTGATGCTGCTAATTATGAAGAAGTTTATGCAACAATACAAAACGAACTAAACAATATGTATTGGTATGACAAAAAGATATTTGAGATCATAGAGGGAGGAGAAAGCATAGCCCAGCTTTCAAGAAAGTCAGGCATACCTTACTATTCACTTTACAACACTTATAAAAAAGTAAAAGAAAAACTAAAAAAATTATTATGATAATAGACATTCCTAAACAACTTAAATTAAAATGTTGGAATTATTTAAAAAATAATAATATGGGTAACAGACATTCTGCTAATGGAAATAAAGAAAACCAATTAGTAGGGTTATTAGGAGAAGTCCTAACAAAACAA